TTACTTTGGCAGGAAGCTGAGTACCCGCCCGACATACGCTCCGATTGCGGCGGCTGCTACCGTCCACCACAGTTTGTTTCCGAGCGCTCCGGGGGCCTTTTCAAGCGCTGCCAGCCTAGCATCTTGCGACTTGTTCTGTGCAGTCACAATTTCAAGGCTCTTGTTGGTCGATTCGAGTTGTTGGATCGTCAGCTTGATGTTCGTGTTCATGCCGTTCACAGCATCCGTCAGCCTTTCAAGGTCATCCAGACGATGGGTGTTGCTTTTGCTCCGGCTTTCAACATCAGTCAGACGATGTTCCAGCTCTTCATCCGTCATTTTTTCCCGTCCTCCCCAAAGTGTGCTACGGTAGTTGTGGCAGCATTCTTCTTTTCCATGTAGGCTGCCAGCTTTTTCTTGCTGAATTTGAACACAACTTCCACGATCCAGTCAAGCGTGCGCTCGTTGATTGCCCAGTCCAGCCAGTCCGGCGTAAAGCCGCGCAGGGTCGCAATGACCTGCTTCTTCTTTTCTTCGCCCATCTTGCTGCCCACGATGTTCGTTTCTGCCCACTCGATCCACTTATAGACCGTCTTGGCAATGACCACGCCGTAGCCCAGGCGTACCGCAAACAGCGCGGTGACGATCATGCCCACGACCATGAAGATGAACGACAACCATGTAGGGAATGCCATAAGGAAAGATTTCATGATTTCCATAACGATACCTCCGCTCGTTTCTGCTTACAGCGTCCAGCGGCTCTTTGCTTCGCGCACATCAACGTGCACCCAGCCTGCCGGACGGCCTTTCTTTACCGGGTAGCGTCCGATGCCACCGGTGTTCTTCAGCAGCGTTTCCGCATAATCAGCCACATCTTCCACACTTACGCCCTGCACGCGGATGTCAGCAGCCTTGCCGTAGCAATGCTGGCTGTATGTAGCGCCCTTGACGTTCTTGTTGTGGGCGGCTGTGCGGAATGCGCTGGTGATGGTCAGCGGCTTCCCGAAATGGTCACGGATCTGCTGCAACAGCTTTACAAGATCCATGTCCACAAACACCGGGTCGCTGCCATCCTTACACCGGAACTCCTTCACGCTGAAGTTCTTGCTCAATGCCTTACTCCCGTCCTTCGCATAGGAATATGCTTTGATTGCCATTGTTCTGCTCGCCTCTTTCTTTTTTGATGATATAGAATTTCCCGTATGTCCGGTTCAGCTTGTGTTTCAGCGCCATGCACTCGCAATGGCTCAGAACGCCGCGGTAGCTGCCAATAGTGCGCTCCACGCTCTCGGCTGTGATCTCGTTCGCCTCATACTGTGCCAGCACCTGTGAAAGCCGCAGCTTGATGCCGCGTATCGTGGTGTGACGCAGGCGGCGGTGTGTCGGCCACACCCTCACGCCCACAAATTCCACGCCCTGTTTCAATGGCTGGATGCTGGTTTTATGGTTCAGAGCAAGATTCAGCTCCCTGCGCAGAAATGCGGCGATTTCGTCCCGGATGTGTGCAAGTTCCTGCTTGTCGTGCCCGATGATGATAATGTCGTCCATGTACCGGATGTACCAGTGGATGTGCAGCGTATGCTTCACATACTGGTCCAGAACATCGAGGTAGATATTGGCAAACATCTGGCTGGTCAGGTTTCCGATTGGAACGCCGGTGTCCTCTAACCGGCACTCTGGCGGCACTTCGTCCGCGCTCATTCCCTCCGGCAGCCCAAACTTCGTCTGGTCACTGTGCAGGATCACGCGGAACAGCCACATCATGCGCGGGTCTGCGATCTTCCTGTTCAGGATCTTCAGCAGTATCTCGTGGTCTATCCGGTAGAAATACTTTGAAACGTCCAGTTTCAGCGTATAGGCCGGGCCGCCTCGGTCTGCCTGCCGCATCCAGTATTGCAGTTGATCCAGCGCCGCGTGCGCCCCTTTGCCCTTGCGGCACGCATAGCTGTCCGAAATAAAGCCTTTATCGAATATGGGAAATACAACTTGGTAGATACCCCACTGCACAACGCGGTCAGGGTAGTGCAGCGCCATAGCCATGCGCAGCACAGGCCGCCGGATCCAGAAGATCCGGTACGACCCCACCTTATAGGTCTGCTTGACCAGACGGTTTCCCAGAATGATGCAGTATTCTGCTTTGCGCTGCTCAAAGATCAGCACTTCATCCCGGTGCTTCTTGCCCTTGCTGGCGTGGTAGTGCGCCAGCATCAGGTTGTCGAAAGCTACCACCTGGACAAAGATGTTTTTGTATGTTTTCATTCACAGCCTTCCGCACCCGTGGCATATACGGCCACTCCCCACCATTCACCGGGCGGTGGGATATTCCGGCCATTCTCCCCGGTATACTGTCTGCCTTGATGCGAATACAAATTTTTCGTGCAGCGCTCCCCGGCGCTGCCGACGGATCCTGACCCCTTTTGCCCGCGTAATCCAGCCCATCTTTTCAGGCAAGCTGTGATTCATCTGGCGGGGAAAAGCGGAACGCCGCCCAATGTTGCCGTTGGCGTTGGAACGCACATTGTTCAGGTTCAGCTTGAACACGCCCGCGTTGGAAGTGTTGTTCCAGCTGCCGCCCCGGATCGGGATGCGTAAATGATGGTCAGGCCCCGGTTATGCAAAAAGGCAAGCAGCCCTATTTGGACTGCTTGCCCTCCACATACTTCATGTAATTGCCGATCATTCCGCCGATTGCCCCGGTATATTTGCTCCATGTTGCGTATTGGTGCATCGTGATGCAGGTGACAGGCTGCGGCGTGGCTTCCGGCGCTTGGCCGTCCGCCCGCTTCTTGCGCTTTTTCTTCGGTTCCGTACCCTGCGGGTACAGTCTGGGGTTCGCCGCCTCGTCAAGATAATCCCGCAGATCCAGCAGCAGGGTATCGAACTCACGCAAGGTGTCGCGCTTGTAGTATTTCTTCTGGATCACGTTGCACAGGTGCAGCATATCGTACATCGTTTCCCGGATACGCTTTGCAAGGCCGTATTTTTCCACTCTCGGAAACTGCACCAGTATGGGGCTTCCGTAGTTTATCATGGCCTTCACCGCTTCTTTCAGGCGGTAGCCTCCGTTTGGTGTGTTCATCTGCTGCAGCTTTTCGTTTTCAATACTGTTCATGTCATTTTCCCAGGCTCTGCAAAATATAGGGGCGGCTATCGCCGCCCCATCGGTTTACTGTCGGTCGGTTTGCGGTTTGCCCCTCTTATCAGAGGGAACCCACAAAAGCGGAACGCCGCCCAACGAGGCCGCTGGCGCCGGAACGCACATCGCTCAGGTTCAGCCTGAACACGCCCGCGCCGGAAGTGTCGCTCCAGCGGCCGCCCCGGACCGGGATGCGCTCGCCCTTGTTGATGGCCCACAGATCATCGCCGCCGTAGTCACCGTTCGGCTCCTGCGGGTACACGCCGATGCCGTAGAGGATCTGCGGCACAGCGGACAGGGTGGTAGCCAGAGAGGTGAAGCCGGTGCCGTGACCGTCCTCGCTCTGCCCGGTCAGCGCATCAGTGACAAAGGTCCACTTGTTGCTGCGCCAGTCCAGCTTGATGGTGCCGGAGGAACCGGGTGCCACGAGGCTGCCGTCTGCGGCAATAGCTTTCCACAGGCTGCTTGCTGCGGACAGGTCTGCCGTGGCCAGTGCGGCATCATTGTGCTGGATGATCTGGATCTCGCCGTCCATCAGGCGCAGGCCGGTGGCCCACTCCCACGCATTGCCGTTCAGGTCTGCAATGCCGGTCAGATCGTTGTTGTGGTTCCAGCTCACCGGGCCAGAGCCGGTCAGGGTCAGGTTCACTTTGCCGCTGCTGTCGTAGTTGGCCGGGGTGCCCTTCTCCCATGCGTGCGCATGGTCAGCGCCGTAGTTGTTGTTGCCGCGGGGCATAAAGCCGTTGGCGCGGCACCACAGCTGGATAGCTGCGTACATGGCATTGGTAGCCAGCGTCCAGCCCTCACCCTTGCTGCGGCTCTGGCTCACCGCAGTATCAAAGTTCACATTGACCGCCGGGGTCTGCATGGGCAGGCTGCAGGGCACGCCGTTCACCAGCGTATCGTGATACTTGCCGATGCAGAAGTAGGGCTTCTCCACGCCGTCCAGCTTGAATGCGGGCAGCACGGTATCGTCACCCACGCCCACGTCCTTGTAGGTCAGCTTGTTGATGGGCACCACCACAGACGGCAGGCCGAACTTGTCCAGCAGAACGGTGTTCTTGCCGCCAGAGATACCCTCAATGGCAGCCTTGAAGTCAGCAAAATTAGTCATAGTTCTTTGCTCCTTTCACTTAGTCGATAGACCACAGGGTCAGCGTGCAGCGGGAAATATCGAACTTCACAGGCACCTTCGTGGTCTGCTCCACTTCGCCATCGCCGCCCATGGCGGGCACCTTCTCCACCTTCTCGGTGTAAGCACGGGCGGGAATGTCGATCTGTGCCGCATAGGACAGATCGTTGCTCTTGCCAATGGAGGTAGCCAGCGCACCATCCCAGTTGCGCACAACGTCAATGTGCACAGGCTCGTCCTTCTCATACTTGGCGAGGTTCACCATGATCTCGTCATCGCCCAGAAACAGCTTGGTTCCCACCACCTCATAGTTCAGCTTGGTGCCTTCGTTCTTCTCGATCACCTGAATCATAACTTAATACCCTCCGTTCATGTGGTTATCGCGGCAGATCTCGCGGGTCTTTGCAGCGATCGTCTCTGCCTGCTCCCGCTGTTCTGCGCTGATGTTGCCCCGGCAGCCGAAACTTTCCGCCACCTGGGCTTCGTATGCGATGCGTTCATCGCTTTTCACGATCACATTTGCCATAGTCCGCTCCTTACTCCCCGGTTGGGGCCACGCCGTCCTCATACTCCGGTGCGGGAATCATGCCGCCCTGGATCTCAACTTCCAGTGTCACTTCCTTGGCAATGCCAGTGTAAGCGATTTTGAAGCCGTTGAGCAGCTTGTCCGTGATGATGACGTTGCCCGCCGTGCCCGCCGGGTCGCCGTCAATCGCCACGCCGTTGGGCATCACAGCAGAAACAACACGGGTTGCAATGATGTAATCGGTATTGTTGCGGGGCTGCTTCAGGGCGATGGTTTTCTTGCTGTTGTTTGCCGGATACTTTGCGCTGTTGTACAGGTAGATGGTGTGCATCTCGCCGGTCATGGCCTCGATATCCAGGCCGTGCTCTTTCAGCACACGGGTAGCCTCGGCCAGCAGCAGGCTGTTTTCCAGAATGCCGCCCTCCATGTTGTTGAAGTTTGCGGCGCTCTGGGAGGTGCCGGTTTTCAGCACCTCGCCGTCCACTCTCTCATGGGTGATGGAACCGTCGGAATTGTTCGTTTCCTTGAAACGGTTCACGAACTGGGTCACTCTGTCCACCCAGTTTTTGAAATTGTACATAGGGTGTCCTCCTTATCCCTTTGCGTTCCTCCGGTCAGCGGTCTTGTCCGCGCTGTTGAAGTTCAGCGCAACACGCAGGAGTGCGCCTTCATCGTCAGCCTCGAACTCGACCTGCTCATTGCCTACCAGCGTCTTGGTGTACATGACCTGCTTGCTGGTGTCCAGCAGCGCAACCTCCGTCACGGTGCTGCCGGTGGAATCGCCGGGCGGGATCGTCATGAAGAACGCCAGACGGCCATCCTTCAAAGTCTCCACGCTGTCGATGGGCACCGTCTTGTAGGTGCTGCCCGCCTTATACCGGCCAAGCGCCACACGGACTTTGGTGTAGTCCTTGTACAGACCCAGGGCGTAACTTGTCATTGCCATAGTCTTTTCACCTCCCTTCATTACTGCACAAACGGCTCTTCGCCGCTGCGCTTGCCCTTGAACTTGGTAACAGTGACCTCAACGTCCACGTCGAGTACCGGTTCATCCAGTACCGCCGGGATGCTGCTGGCACAGGTTTCTGTGCCCGCCATCGCTACTTCCATGTTGTGCACCTCCGTTTCCGTCTCAACTGTCACATCCGTATCGTAGATACCGGCTGTCGTCGTCCTGTCCGGGACAGTGCCAGCCGTTTCAACTTTGTACCTGGCAGACTGCTGCTCCGCTTCCACCGTAATGTCGGCTTCGCTCAGCGCCGCCTTGGTCGTGTTCTTCGGCCATGTGCCCGCCTGCAGGTTTTCGCTGGTGTAGGGCGTTTCCAACATCGCCGCGGTGCTTTCCGTTTCCACGTTCAGATCTGCATCCATGATTCCGGCATGGGTCGTCCGGTACGGGATCGTGCCCGCCGTTTCCACCCGGAACGCATTTGCGTTTCCTTCCGTTTCCACTTCAAGTTCTCCATCTGCAATGCCCGCATGGGTCGTTGTTCTCGGCCATGTGCCGGCATACATCGTCTCACTTGCATAGGGCACCCGGTAGACCAGCGAGGAAAACTCGCACTCTATCTCAATCCCTGCCTGCACTTGCAGGTAAAGGCTGTCCAGATGGGCGGTCATGCGTTTGTAGATGTTCACGCTTCGCCGGATTTCCCGGCGCTTTACCGGAATGAGTGCTCCGTCCACAGAGCAGATCACGCGGAAATGACCGGGTGTACCGCCGTAGTCGTACCACTGTTCTATCTCCGACCGGGGATAGATTGCGGATATTGCTTTCAGGGTCGCCCAGTCTGTGCCGTAGTAGCGCCGGACTTCCAGCGCCGTCTTGATGATGCTGCGCTTGGCTTCCAGCGGATAATTGGAATCGTACCAGTCCACCTTGAACTGCACGGCCAGCACATCCAGAATTTCTTCCGGCTGTGAATCAATCTGTGTGTAGATATGGATCAGCTCTGCCGCTTCCATTTCCCGCTGGTGCCGTTCGCGGTACACCTTATCCATGATGCGGACCCACGGTTCATCCGCAACCGCCGGGGGCAAGCCCTCAATCAGTCCGGTTCCCCACAGATCAGTCATCTTCGATACCTCCGTAGGTAATCTTTTTGCTGTTCAGCTTCGCCACCTGCGTTTCCGTCACCTTGGTGTCAACAGGCCCCGTCAGTTTCGGACGCTTTGCCCCGGCTTCCCGCACCCGCATGATAAGTTCCGCCGGGTCGATGTCTCTGCCGATCTTCCTCTGCCATGTTTCATACGCCTGCACCGCCTTTTCCACATTCTCCTGAATGGTCACGGCGTTCTTGGTATTGCTGGACGCGATGTAGTAGGTGAGGTTGATGTCATACGGCACTTCCTGTGGGGCATGGCAGAGCACCAGATCGCCCATCGGCTTCTTTACCGTGGTGAAATAGCTCTCCATGCCCCGGCATTCTTCCTCTGTCGGCAGCCGCCCACCATCCATCAGGAAGTAGATGTGGATCGTGTATCCTTCCTCACAGATGATCTTGGTGCCGGATACGTCGGTGCGCCAGCTTTCCGCGAAATACTCATAGGCATCTGCCGGTCCCGCAATGGAGAAGATGGACGGTGCGTAGTGGATGCGCCGGGTGAACGAATCGTCCCCCTCTTCATCCGTACCGCCTGTGCTGGCAGAGGTGTTGCTTACAGAAGCCACATAGGGGATGGGGTCCACCAGCGTGTTGATCTCACCAATGAGGATTCCGTCACTCCCGCTGCCTGCTTCATCCGCCACGACCTCAACGTCCACCGTCAGCTGCCCCGCCGGGATCTCCGCATACTTCGTGGTCTTGAAATACTGCTTTTCGCCGGTACGCACCTGCGTCCCCTCCGGGATGCTGGTTGCGCTGGCTCTTGCGGCAGACAAAGTAAAACGCACGACTGCTGTTGCCTTGCCAGCTGCCATGCGTTCTACGCCCACCATAGGGGCCAGATTGTCCAGGTTCGGCCCGGTGCTTGTCGGCAGCAATTCTGCTTTCAGGCAAGCCGTGCTGAACTCTATTGTGTGGTGGGAACGGTGGGCCAGCACCAGCAGCACCATGCGGGCCTCTGCACACTGGGCCAGTGACACCGATCCGTCATACATTTCCTTGTTGTACTTTTCAAACAAGGCCCTGCAATCCGCTACCGCTTCTTCCAGGGTTTCCCCGCCATCAATATCAATGTCTGGGATGTTCTCAAATTCCGTGATTTTAGACAAGTTCGTACACCACCTTCGGGGTTACTACTCCGTGCAGTGCATCGCTTTCTACCCAGTCCACACGCACCACTCGTGCCCGCGGCTCAAAAGTGGCGGTCTTGTCCGTCACCTCTGCCACATACAGGCCCTTTGCCACCGCAAGCGGCTTGTCCAGGAACACGCTCGGATCTATGCCAAGCAAGCGGTCCCCTTCCAGGCTGCCCACGGGGGTGCAGTACAGCGTGCGGAGGCAGCGTGCAACGTCCTGCACTTCTTCCTGCGTTGCCCTGTCGTTGGACAGTTCAAGCATCGTACTGCTTATGTCGATCATGTGTACTCCTTTATGGTCAGGCTCACCATGCACTGCGTCAGCAGGCCATGTTTCAGCACAACGTTCCATGCCTCGCTTACATCGGTTACGCGAAAGCGGTTCTTGGAAACCGGCGCAAACCCAATAATCAGGTAATGCAGTTCTCCGCTTTCCACCATTTCTTCCAGTCGGCTCTTCATCCTGCTTGGATTTACGCCAAGACTGGAATCAAGCAGAATATCGAACGTGTACTCCCGCAGTTTCGGGTTAAGGAACTCTGGCTTTGCTTTGCCTTTCAGCACTTCATGCTCGGCCCAGTTTGCTTCAATCTTCCCCTTGAAGTTGGAGAGTGTGAGCACCCGCAGATGACCTACGGAAAAGATCACATCGCCAAAAACTCCTACGTACATTCCTGCACCTCCTTACAGCGGCTGAGTAGTCGGTTTTCCGAGGTTGCCGTTGTGCGTGTGCTTCACGAGCGACTTCCCGGAAACTGTCACATCCCCGCCGCCGCCCGTGATATTCACCGTGGCCGCGCTGGCCGTCAGCGTCGTTGCACTCAGTTTCAACTCGCCAGATGCCTTGATCTCGATGCCCGCCGGGGAATCCACCTTCACGCTTCCGCTTTCGCTGATGGTCACGGTGGCGCTGCCGATCTTGATTTCCAGGCTCTTGGCTTTCAGGATCTTCTTCCCGTCCACAAAGTCCAGCAGTTCCTTTGCGTTTGCATCGAACTTCCGGTATGCCTTTCCATCCTCGTTGCTGTATTCCTTGCGGAATACCTTCTCCTTGCCCTCGACAGGTTTAATCTTCTCGTTCCAGATCGTGCCCAGAATCACAGCGTCCTCCGGGCTGTCTCCCGGATGCAGCACCACCACCAGATCGTCCACTTCCGGCATCCGATATTCCCGGTTTGAGAGCATCGGCACCATTTCCGTCACGGTATCGTCCCGGTCAGGGTACGTTACTTCGCACAGACCATTTTCGTAGTCAATGGAACTTACATTTCCAAGCCGCACTTCGCTGCTCATGTGAAATCCCCCTTTTCTACTTTGCTGGCCTTGACCTGCGTTTTGTAGCCGCCGGATGGCGAGATGACGTGTTCCAGCTGGTCGATGAAATACTTCCCGCCCATCTTGCCGTAACCTACTACGTTGATGCACTGGGCGGATGCTCCCGGCGCGTAGCCCGGAATGGTGAAGCTGATGGACGTTGCGCCGTGGTTGGCGTTCTTGATGGCCGCTATCAGCTTTGCCTTTGCGTCCGCCTCGCTGCTCACCTTGCCAGTTAGTTTCAGTTGACGTTCTTCCGTGCCGACCTTGACGTTGATGTTTATTTTTTTCTTCTTGTTGGTGTAGGTGTACACACCGCCGGTGTATGTCCCGGTCAGCTTTGTGCTCCACTTGAAGCTGCCCGGTTCGATGCACAGGGCGTTCGGTTTGAACGGCTGTGCCTCTTCGTACACCGTCCAGGCTGCCGGTTTCTCCTTGTATTTTTCCCGGTCATACACCCATAGTCTGTTGGAGTACACCTTGATGACCAGGGCGTAATCGCTGCACAGGTCCTGCAGGAAGGCACTGTCCGTGGCATCCTGTTCCTTTGCGTCAATGTCGTGGTCATCGCCTTCAAACGTCAGCCCCAGCTTGTACCGTCCGGCAATGGTTTCCGCAATTTTTTTCACGCTGGTTTTCTTCCAGGTGAATGTGCGGGTCCGCTCGCTGAAACTGCTGTCGTTGGGTTTGGCTACGCCGCCCATGGTCAGGGTGTCTGGGGCACCGGCAAAGCTAAGGTCATCCAGCACAAATGCGCCGCACTCTGCGCTGTAATCACGGTAGCCGCTGCCAATGCCACCGATCCCCCAGTTTTTCACAACGATAGCCGGATAGAGTTTTTCACCCTTTTCCGGCATCCAGGCATTTTTCCATTTATCCTCACGGGCATTTATGGTAATGCTCATGGTGTCGCTCTGGGATGCTGCCACATCGGTATAACGGAAACTTTCCACATCATTCTCGATCCGGGCTGTAATATCGGTTTTCCCGTATGTCAGCTGGATCGCCGCCTCGCGGCCTTTGGGTCTCGCTGCTGTCAAAACCATCACGCACCTGCTTTCCAAGGCGGCAGGTCGCCGCTCTTTTCTTCAGGCAGTTCAGGTGTTGACAGCGCCACGCCGGAATCGAACCGGGTTATGTGGATTAGTCCAAGGTTGTTCTGCATCAGCCAGTCGGCTTTCAGTTCGCTCCCATACACCTTTAAGGCAATCAGGTCCCAAGTGTCACCAGATACCGTTGTGTACGTTGTACTCGTGTTATCAAGTGCCATAGTTCTTGCGCCTCATTTCACGTTCGTACCGTTCGACATACTCACAGAACTTCTCGTAGCCATCTTCCAGCAGGGCGCGGAGATCTTCCGTGTTCATGCCACCGTAGATGGTAAAGTTCGGTGCATAGACGTAGGTGTTGCCGGAACTGCTGGTGTAGGTTCGCTGGTAGCTGGTGTTTCCACCGCCGCCAAAGCCACCAGAGTTTCCGCCGGTGTCGTTGTCGCTGCCACCGATGGATGGCAGTTCCACGATATTCTGCCGGTAGTTCTGCAGGTCGGCCAGCGTGGTAAGATCCTGTTCCGATACGCCAGAGCCGTAGACAGTCGGGAAGAAGTTCACATTGCTCAAATCGTAGTTGTCCGGGTTTGCGTCATATTCAAGCTGCGCTTTCTCTATGTCTGCGCCCCGGATGAACTGGATAGCTTTCTGTGCGTTCTCGTTCGCAAGGACAGTCTGCGCACCGGAAACCACCTTGCCGATGCCGGTGTTCACGGTCTGGACAACCTTGCTCTGGTCATCCGACACAGCGGGCACCGGCATAGCTGCCACGGTTTCCAGACCGTCCACGGCATAGTTGGCAAACTCCGTAATGCGGCTGAACGCCACACCTGCGTCAGAGCCAAGCACCATGCTGGCCGCAACGGACGGGAACACAGCATCCACGCTCTGTGCGATCTGGTTGAAATACTGCTGCCGCTGTGCCTTGCGGAAGTCGATCAGGTTAGAATCTTCCTCCGTAAAGCCACCATCGGCAAATATCTTCGGTTTCCTGCCGGGCAGCCCCAGCAGATCACCCAGACCAACACCCAGCATCTTGCCAGCGGTCAGCCAGGTATCAATGTTCTTTTCACGAACACCGCGCCGGAAGCTGATGACCGCTTCGGGGCCAGCCTCGCCAGCAATGGACGGTCCATGCGTCATGCCGCCGTTGGCGAACGCCGGGACAGACACGGGCGAAAGGTTGAAACCAAACGACTTGCCGCCGATCACCGGGACCGGAATACCGAACAGCGTTTCCGGGATGGTGAGTTGGATCTTGTTTAGCGCACCGATGATGAAGTTGACCGCCTTCACGCCAATGGTCGCCACCTGCTTCAAGAACCCGATGACCCCCAGGATCACAGGCTCCACCACCGGCAGCGCCTTGCCTACCAGATCCACCGCCACCTTGATGGCGTTGACCAGCGTAGTACCTACCAGGCTCACCACCGTAGACAGCAGCGGCATGACCGCCGGGATACCCTCATTGATGATAAAACCGAAAATTTCAGTCAGCACCGGCTTGATGTGATTCACGCCCAAATCTACGATCTGGGAGAACACACCGGCGAAAGACTGAACCAGCGGCATAACTGTCTGGATTGCCGGTGTCATTGCGCCGAACGCGTCACCCAGGTTCAGCCCTCCGATGTTGAAGCCGGATAGCTTCTCCTGGATGCTCTGCAAGCCCTCCGGGGTGGAGAGTTGCCCAAACACCTGCCTTGCCGTATCGCCGATGCCCGCGATTTTGCCGGTGAATTTGTCGAACACGGCAAGGCCGCCCTCGCCAAATACCGCCCCGACAATGCCGCGCACATCTTCAAAATGATCTCCCAGCAGGGAAACCACCGCAACCATCGTGCCCAGACTGGTGATGGCCGGGCCGAACATACCAAGCAACGACATGAAGCCGCTGCCCAGTTTCGATGCCACCGGGCCTACGGTAGACCCCAGCACATTTAGCCCCGCGCCTGCGAACTGGCCCACGTTTTTGACCGTGCCGATCGCTCCACCGGCCAGTTTTGTTGCGCCGCCAACCACCTTGTTTTTGGCGTTTGCCAAAATTGCAGGTCCTTTCGTTTGGCTGAAGATGTACCCCATCTGTGCAAGAGCATCCTGTCCATTCAGGCCCACTGTGCTGTTTGCCATTCGCCATATCGCTCTGCCGTGGCCTGGCGTTACAATGCCCGTTTTTGCGAGGATTCCTACTCCGGCCTTTCCAATGTTTCCGAGGGCGGACTTTCCAAGCCCGCCCATCACAGACAATGTTGCACCGCCGAAAGACTTCAATCCGGTAAAAATGCCAGGCAGGTTGATGCCCTGCGGGCCTGCAATGCCGGACAAGATCTGTTTTGCAACGCCTCCCGCCTTTACAAAGCCTCCGCCGATGGCCGTGTTCCCCAGCGCACTTACGGCGTTGCCGACACCCGTAACGTACTTTCCGGGGCCGGAGTTTTTCAGCAATCCAAGTACGCCGCCGTTCGTGCTGGCTTCCAGCACGTCATTCACAAAGCCGGTTTTGCCTTTCTTGGTCCCGCTGCGCAGGCTCTTGAAATTTTTCAGCGTTGCCCAGATGCCAACGCCAGCGCCATCCAACGTCTGCCCGATTTTACCCAGGCGCGTTGTTGGTTGCCGTGCTCCGATGCCGGCCATCTGAACGCCGTACTTTGCGTTCTCCATAAACATCCCAGCGTTCGACTTTGCGAACACCGCGCCGCCCACTGCCTTTTGAATCAGGCTCGTGGGTGTCAGTGCACCCAGCAGGTTGCGGACGGTGATGCCGCCGAATGTTCCGCCGGGGGCACCGCTGGGCTTTCCGCCGATCACGATGTTGCCCGCCGTGTTCATCAGGGAGGTTCCGGCGCTGTATGCCGTGGGCGCAAGGCTCATGGCTCCGAACGCCGCAGTAATGGCCGTAATGGCTCCCGCCACCTGCGGCCCATGCTCCGCCGTGTAGTCAATGCCTTTCTGGATCCATGGCAACGCCGCCTGCGCCGCATTGCCGACACCCAGCAGGGCAGAGTGTAGCATCGGTAGGATGCCGTTCACGATGTTGGACAGATCCGGCAGATTTTCGGTAATGCCGTTTGTAATATCAATCCACATGGAAGCCAGTTCTTTCTTTGCCGGAAGGAACTGCTTTCCCACGTTGATAAGCAAACGGTCGGTTGCGTTGCTTGCCATCTGGTCTACGGCTTTGCCCGTGTCCAGTTTGACAAGCAATTCTTTCTCCATACTGTTGGTGTATAGATCCGAATTGTTTGCCATTGCAAGCGCGTCTTGGAAAACCTGCGGGTTCTCCACGATCTTAGAAACGCCCTCAATGGCCCACTGTCCGAACAGGGTCTTGATGGTTGCAGTCTGCTGGTACTTGTCCTGCTTCGAGATTGCATCGAACACCTTTGTCAAGGTGAGTGCTGCACCATCTTCACCGTTCGGCCCGGTAGACTGCATATCCTTTGCGATCTGCACCGGGTCAAAGCCCAGCTTGTTCCATGCGCCCACCTGCGCATCCGTTGCGCTGTTGCCCAGGGTGATGTTCGTAAACACGCGGTTCAGGCTCGTGCCTGCTTTTCCCTCGTCAACGCCCATAGCCAGCATGGTAGCTGCCAGTGCAGAAGTCGTATGCAGGTCAGCGCCAGCCGTTTGGCCGACACCGCCGGAGGTGTTCACCACATTTGCGATTTCCGCTGCTGTGGTAGCCATGTGACCGCCCAGGTAGTTGATGGAATCCGCCACATCGGTTATCTGGGTGCGCGTCTTTCCGAAAGCCGTTTCCCATTTTGCCATGTAGTCAGCCGCAGATTTTGCATCAATGTCCCACGCAGCGGCCATTTTGGCGGTATCGTACAGATAACTCTTCTCGCCGGTCTGCTGGTTGTCCAGGAAGATTTCATCATAGTTCTTACCGGACTGTCCCAGCGATGCGGCGATCTGTGCCATCTCGTCCCGCTGGATCGGAACCTGCGTTGTCATTTTGAGGATTGCGTCCTCCATGACCGCCCGTTTTTCCGGGTCAACGCTGCCATCGTCATTCATGATACCGCCAACGTACTTGACCGCATCCGCCGCCTGCGCTTGGTATTCCTCCGCCATATCGGTAGTTTTCTCGGTCATGAGGGCGGCAGACGCGGTGAGCGTTGCCATGATGCCCAAACCAGTTTTCCCGATTACACCCAGAGTGTTTGCTACTGTGCTGCCCAGTGACTTTGTTCCCGCCATGGCGTTTACCAGATCTCCGGTCAGCCCTTTGGTCTGCTTTATCGCCGTGACAAGGGACGGGTCCACCTTGCCCATGATGCGGATGCTAAGTTCTAGTGCTCCATTTCCCGCCATACGTCCGCCACCTCGTTACACAGATTCACCAGTTCCCGCCGGGGCAGGCGCAGCAAATCCGTCATGTTGGAGTGCGTGGCAATGGACAGCTGGATAGCTGCTTTCCGAAGTCCTTTTGCCCCGCCTTTTACTCGAAAAAATCAGCGCTCACGGCATCGCGCAGCTTCACAGCCTCGCACAGCGGCAGGCCGGCAAAGAAGTCCACCGGGTAGCCGGTGCCCATGCTGGCGATGATGCAGCAGTACAGGTAGTTGCGGCGGGTGTTCACCGGTGCAAAGCCGCCTGCGACCATGCGGTTCTCTGCCGTGGATTCGCTCATGGTGTTCAGTTCACCCACGCCGGACAGGTCGATGCCCTCAAAGGTCTGGCCTTTCAGTTCAGCCTTTTCGCTGCCCTCGTAGGTATAGGGTGCAGCGAACTTCAGGGCATGGGATTCCAGCTGCTTTTTGATTTCATCGGCGTTCTCGCTGCTGTCCATGCCCTGGATGATCGCCGCCTGCACTTTCTTGATCTTGCCGCGGGGCATGAGTTTGAAGAACTCCACGGGCTTGCCGGTGGCCCTGACCGCCATCTCCTGCGCAAAAACAGTGGTCATCTCCATCACGGACATTGCTGCCAACTCGTTGCCAATGTTTTTCTGAATGTCAATCAGATCCTGCACGGTCATCTTCTCCATACCGGACAGATCCAGACTGTCACATTCCTTGCCCTCAAACTTGTAGGGCTTCTCGAACTTTACGGTGTAGTCCATTGTCGTTTCCTTTCTCGTTAAAAAGAATCAGCCGCCCCACCCTTGGGACGGCTGACTTCATCATGTATCAGGCTTTAGATCAGAGCGTTGATCTCGGCACGCATATCCTCGCCATCCACATAGTAGCGGCCTGCAAACTTATCAATGTCGATAACGGTCTGACCGTCAACCTCCATCAGATAGCGGGTAACCTCCAAGGTGGTGGTGCTGCCCATGGTGTCGGCGCGCTTCAGCTTGCCGGGGTCCAGCTCCTTGGGGCGGCCGCCCAGAACAACGCGCAGGCCCTTGTAGGTATAGCCGCCGTTCTTGTTGTCGTTCTGCATAGCAGCACGGAGCGTGATCTGGATGTTCTTGTTGGGGTTCATCATCTTGGTGGCGAAGCTGTACATGGTGTTCCAGTTCAGCGTAGCCTCCATAGACTCAAACTGACCGGGGACGGGAGAATCCACATCGCCCGCAATGCCCATGCCGTTCACGGTCGTGGTCTTGTTCTTGATCTTGGGCAGGGTGACTTCATCTGCCAGACCGATCAGCAGGTCATCCTCGGTGTAGGCATTATAGTCATTGATGACCTGGGGAACCAGATCACTGGAAATATTCAGAGCCATAGTTCATCCTCCTTCTCCTTACAGAGACAGAGCAGAAGTCAGTGCGCCTGCCTCATACTCCATGGTGTTGTTGATCTGTTTGAACGGCGGGAAGGGAGTGCAATACTGGTAGAAGCTGTAATGGCCTGCCACCAGCTCTGCGGCTGTGTTGCGGTCAGGATCCGCCTTCATGCTGTAGCTGGCGCAGACCTCGGTAGAAACATACACACTGCCCTTCATGTTCTCGCTGTCGATGATGGACTGCAGACGCTTCTTGTTCATGGGCTTGTCCAGCTTGCTCTGGTTGCTCAGAACAAACTGCGTCCAGGTATGGTTGAAGAAGCGGCGGACGCAGAGGAAAGCGTCCTTCGGGTCTGTGTTCTTCGGGTAGCAGCAGGTCTCATTGCCCCAGACCACAAAGTCGCCGGAGCGGATGAAGGTTGCCACGCCCTGCTCGTTCAGGACGTTGCCCTGCTCCTGATCCATCAGCACTTCCGTGCCATCTTCCAGACAAGCCGCGGAGATGGGCACGCTCACGTTGGACGGGCTGGCGTTCGGGCAGTCGTTGTACAGACTGTCGTTGTACACGGTGGCTGCCGCCGCCAGAGTGCTTCCGCTGTAAATTGCGGTGCCGATCTTGCCATACAGCCACAGAGCGTATGCCTCACGGGAGGTAGCGCCCTGCTTCACCTTCTGCCCAGCCACATCGGTGTACTTCCTTGCACCGGTGGCGCTGCTGTCAATGTCAATGTAGCACACTGCATCGAACACGCCATTGGTCTTGCGACACTTAGCCTGCATGGCAGCGCACACCAGAGGATCCTTGGAGAAGCGGGGCGCCAGAATGATGCCGGGCACCATGCCCAGCTTCGGGAACACCTGACGCACAACTTCCAGACCGGTTTCCGCGCCGGTGGAGGCATTCACGCCGCCAACAATGTCGGCTGCCGTCACCTTGGTAGGATCCAGAATAGAGCCGGTCACGGTCAGCGTGGTAGCGCCGTCGCCCTTACCGCCGGTGACAATGGCAATGTTCACAGTGCCGTCATCGTTGAAACTGGCGGTGTAGTCCTCATTCGCCACCAGTGCAGTGGTTTCCTTCTTCACCACCAGAGTTCCCAGCAGAATGCCAGTTTCCCCGATTTCGGCAACGCCGTCGTTCACCTGCACGCTCTTGGTTTTCATCTCCGTGGTGTGCTTTGCAGGGTCCAGAACGTTAATCAGGACAACAGGAGCAACGCCCATCACCAGGAAGCTGGCGCTGATCGTATCGCACAGGGTATACTTTGCGAAATCGTCAGAGTAGCCAACTGCGGCGGCCGCCTCTTTGAAGGTGTTCACCAGCAGCGGAGTGTTTACCGCTGCTGCGGGGTCAGCCAGCAGGTTGACCGGGGCGGTGCCCACGACGACCCGCAGGCCAGAGTTGACCGATACCGGCGCAGAAGCGCTGGTTGCGGCCTCGGTTTTGTTAAAACCATGAGAAGTAGCCATTTGTCATATCCTCCTTACTTCATCAGGTCGGCGGCCTTCTTGTAGAGAATGTTCTCTCTGGTGCCGTCCTGTTCGATCTTCACGCGCATTTCTGCGAGCTTGTCCAGCGGAACGATCAGCGCCTTCAGGAACGGCACCTGCTCCACTTTCTCTTTCAGCTTTTCGGGCAGGCCATCCACGAATACGGTGTACTGCGGAGCGATGCCCTTGACAGTCGGGCCGCAGTAAGCCACAGTGCCCACGGCTTCCGCCGGGGTCTGGGCTTCCTGGGCTGCCGTGGTTTTCTTTTCGGTGCTCATATCAAAGCCTCCACTTCTTCATTTTTCAGGGTGTTGGGTGTTTCGCAGATCAGATTGACGATACCCCAGTAGTAATAGTCCATGTCATCGTCCGACAATTCCCACTTGCGGGGATAGCCCACCTTGAACGCTTCGCCAAACACAGGCTTCCGTTTGAAGTGCTGCATGATGGCTTCGATGATGTTCACGGTTTCTTCGTACCCCTGCCGGTCGGTTCCACGGTCATAGCAGCAGATGATAAGCTGCAAAAGGACCAGCTGCGGATCCCTTTCGTTTGCCACCTCACCGCTGGTTTTCGATACGATGATGCACGGGAAGTGGGACGCATTGGTGTCCACGTCATCGTCATCATCGGTCGGTGTCGGAATGAACTGTTTGAAGATCTGCAAGGGCTTTTCACCCTCCTGCCCGTTGAACTTCATGTCCCGGAACAACTCTTCCAGTTCTTCAATCATGGCCTGCTGGCACATTTCGCTGGTATAGCCTGTGATTTTCCCGGCCATATCAGATCACACCCTTTCGTTTTGCATTGGCGATCAGCTGCTGGACACGCCGTTCGGTGTTGTCCTGCAGCATCTGTTCTACGGTCGATTCCTGCATTTCCCACACGGTATGGTGCATTGCGGAACCGGACGGGCTGGACATAGTGACCAGCCTTTCATTCGGCTTCCAGCGCTTCTTCCCGTTTTCCGTGTAGTCTTTGTCAGCAGGCACGCCCAGTTGGCGCTGCACCATGCCGATGTGTTTTGACTTGAACTGCACCAGGAAGCCCTTGCTCTTCTCGCTGGTCCCGCCCAGACCGATCATCGGACTGTTTTTCAGAACGTGCGCCTGAAAAACAGGCGGCGCGTTACGGACAGACGGACCCATGAAGGGTTTTGTGGGGCTGGTTCTGAAATAGCCCAGGTCTGCCCGGAACGCGCCGGGGTCGTTCTTCATGATGGCAAGGATGGCAGCAGGCCGCCGGTTGGTGGCTTTCTGCCGTTGGCGCAGATCTTCAATCATGCGCTTACCCGCCGTGTTCAGGTCGTAGCGGTTCTTTACCTCGGTCAGTAGCAGCTTGCGCGTCTGCCGGGCCGTAGTGTTCACCGCCACTTTCAGCGCTGCCGGGGTCTTATCCCCCAGTACGCCAAGGGCACGGGTCACTTCCGCATCATCAATGGAAATCGTCAGATTGGAAGCGTCATAGCCGGTCTTGAAATATGCCATTGCCTTACCCTCTGATTCTCTCAAGTTCCATGCGGTATACACCTGCTTTCAGGGAGCAGGACTTGATTTTGTAGTTCCGTTTCTTGTCCAGCGTAATGAGTTTGCCGTTCTGCGGCATAGGGCCATAATCTTTCTGCTTCACATAAAGCAGCAGATCTGCCTTGTACATACCCTGGTCAAAGGACTGCTTTGCGCCGCCCTCCCAGTGTGCTGCACGTTCGGTCACGCCAGGATGCTGTGTGATGCATGGCATCAAGCCCTTGTCATCTATGTAGCGCTCCTCGGCAAACTCATTCAGGTTAAAGAACACGGTCTGCACATCCTGTGCCACGCAGTCCTTGAACGTAGGGAGCGGCTTCGGAGTTTCCGGTTCGCCGTAGTTCTGGTCAACGTCCAGCATGGTGTGTCCCTCCGTATCAGCAAACGGTGGCAACCAGCCAGCTGTCCACCTTATCAGGGATCAGAAGCGGGTGGGTCTGCAGTTCCAGGAAGTGGCGGTCAGGACGATGCTCCACATAGTCACGCAGCAGACGTGCAGTTTCGGCGGTATGCCATTTCTTATCATCATCCAGATAAGTGCACAGGCCGTAAGCACGCATGAAGTTTGCGGTGCTGGGAATCATCACCACCATGTTGTCCGGAATCAGGGGCTTGGTGGTGTTGTCGGTGTCATCCAGATACACCTCGTCATAGCCGTAGATGTCCACGCCGGGCAGGTTCAGGTGGCCGTAGTAGGTCAGGCCGCCTTCCAGTTCCTTGGGTGCCATAGCGCCGATGTCGAAGCGGCGCTTATCCATCAGGTCCAGAATTTTGCTGTCTGCCATGAAGAGGTTTGCGGCCTGCTTGCCCATGATGACCATATCCGTGTTGGCAAAGCCGTTGCGGCTTACCTGCTGCTTCCAGTCGCACAGGTTGCCCCAGGGGTCCGCAGCGGACTTGCCCCACTGCTTCGTGTTTTCCAGGTTGATCTTATTGGTAAAGCCAAAGTCGATGACTTCATCCACTCCCTTGCCTTTCACTTTCAGCTGACCAGTGGTAAGCACCTGGGCTGCCATCCACTCTTCGCGGCGGGTGGTCATATCGTTCAGCTTGTTATATTCATCCGTCAGCTTTTCAGCTGCCCGCTCTTCCGGCTTCTTACCGGAATAAATGTCCTCACCGGGCAGGCGCCGCAGGAAAAGATCTGCTGTGGTGATGATGGCCGGGTTGATAAGGGGCGGTGCATAGGACTTGGTTTCGTAGCCCTCGCTCTGCACGATCTCGCCGCCGACCATCGGATGAACGAAGGCTGCCATCTTGCGGTTGCCCTTGACAATATCAATGTCAACGCGCTCGGTGGAGAACGTTTTCACGTTGGAGAAGAAGCGGTCACGCAGGAAAGTGCGGATCGGGGGCGCAGTGCGCACAGCCTCGGCCAGATACCGCGGCTCGTAAATGTTGATCTCGTTTGCCATTTTTTTGTTTCCTCCTATCACTTCAGGAAAATGCCCAGGTTGCGCAGAGGAACCTCCACGTCATCCACGGTCACATTGTTGGGCAGCGCCAGACCAGCAGCGAAGAACTCACCGGTCAGATAAACCGGAACTTCCTTGTCTTCGTCTGCACTGTCAGCCGTGATGCCATACAGGCCGGTCAGAACTGCCGCGCCGGCGCTGGCCGGGGCCTCAATGGGTTTCACCTTACCGTCAGCGATCAGCACAGGGGTATGAGCTGCCACAGCAGCGCTTGCAGTCTTGGTTGCCTTGGCAATGCCAATGTCCGTACCGGCGATGAAATACTCCGGCTTGGTGCTGAAATCTTTTCTTGTGAGATCCACGTTCATGGTTTTTCCTCCTTACTTCACGCCGTTTGCCTTACGGATCGCGGCCAGGAAAACGTTTGCTTCCGCGTCCTTCGGATCCGGGTTTGCGGGCGGCGGGTTGGTGATGCCGTTCGCGCCAGAATCCTGGGCGTTCTTCTTCACCTTGTCCAGGTAGTCCTGGCTCTGCTTCTGCTGCTTTGCTTTCATGCTGGCGATCATAGCTTTTGCAAAGGATGCAGAATCAACGGGCTTCGTAAACTTTGCCTCGTTGGCCTGATCCTCTGCGCCGGGCATGGTCGCATCCTCGATCTCCTTGATGCGGGTGCGCTCTGCAGTGATAGCTTCGTCCTCGATCTTAGCTACCAGATCCGGGCACGCCTTGCGAAGATCATCCACGGTCTTAATGTCCTTAATATCCATGTCTGTTACCTCCCCATGGGTTTTGTTTTCCGGCTGTTCCGCCGGGCGTTTATTTTCAGGCAGGGTCGTGGTCTTATCCACCACCCGGCTCCTGACAAAGTTGGGTGCCTGATTGAACGGGGTGTTCATGCTGATGCTGTTGACGAACAGGATACCGTTTCGGTTCTCCACCACGGAATCTTCTGCATCATCGTCCACCTCGTCCACAAAGCCTTTTTCCTTGGCTTCTGCGGGGGTCCACCAGCTGGTTTCATCCATCCACTTTGCACACTCTTCCTCGGTCTTGCCGGACTTCTTGGCGTACAGAGTGATGATGTTACTGCGGATGGCTTCCAGTGCTTTCAGGCAGTTGTTGAGATCGTCTGCGGTCAGGTAGTCACAGATGCCCATGCTGACCGGGTGGATCATGTAACTGCCATCTGCCGCCGCTACCACCTTGTCTGCATGGCAGGCAACGATGGTGGCAGCGCTGGCGCACAGGCCGTCAATGTGGGCGGTCACGGTGGCTGCGTTGCGTTCCAGCATATTACCAATGGCCTGGGCTGCAAAAACGTCACCGCCGCCGGAGTTGATGTACACGGTGATCTCCTTTACATCGCCCAAGGCGGCAAGGTCATCCGCAAACCGTTTCGGTGTCGCGGCATCCTCCCACCAGCTGCGCTCGGAAATATCGCCGTAAAGCAGAAGTTCCGCCTTCTGGTCATCATCGGCCAGATTGCGGAACTGCCAGAACTTATCATTCTTTGTTTTCGGGGTTGCCTGCGGATTTGGCTTGCTCATAAAGTCCTACCTCCTTCATTTTTTCCATTTCGCTCTTGCGCTGCCGCATATTGGCCCGCCAGCTGCCGCCGGTCATCTGGGCGGTTTCCTGTTCCGCTGTACTGATTCCCTCTTTGATGCGGAGTTGGGCTGCCTCGATTTCTTTCTTGGCATCCAGATTGGTGCGGGCTGGGCCATTCCATGTGCAGGTCGTGTAGGCTTTCGCCATAGCTGGGTCATCAAAGAAGCCCGGTGCATTGATGCGCCCACGGGCTACTGCCTCGGCAAACCATTTTTCGTAGGCCGGCTGGCAGAAGTCCGCTGCAAAGCTATCCCGCAGCACACCGCAGGTGCGCCAGAACTCGTTCAGTGCGCCGCGGCTTGCGGAATAGTTGGAACTGAATTTCTTGTAAAGCACCTCACTGGGGATCTCTACGCCGGTCGCTACCTGATTGGACATGGCCGACATGAAGCCGTCAAAGGTCGTGGTCGGGTGCTTCGGGTCGAACGTATCCGTGCTCTCTCCCGGTGCAAGGTCGAACACCGCGCTCGGTGCAAGGTCGATGCCCAGTTCATCGGGCGGGGTGTTCGGGTCCTCCGCCTTATCCGCCGGTTCCTCGCCGAACGGTGCCTGACTGGTCGGGTTTTCATGCTTGATAAACAGCGTGATGGACGATGCCACGATAGCCGCCGCCAGCTCTGCTTCTGTGTATCTGCCCATCTGTTTCAGGGTAGGCAGCACCGGAGCCAGCAAGGGCACGCCGCGCCGCTGCCCGGCACGCTCCCTCTGTGTGACGCACAGAATGTTCGGCTCTCCCGTTTCGGGGTCGCGGGCTTCTACCCGCGTCCATGTCAGCGGCACCGTGCTGTCGTAAGCCAGCGGATGCCGACTTGCTATCCAGTACGCCACCACCGCGCCGTCCCGGTTCGTTTCCACGCCCTGCACGATCTGGAACACGTCATGCTTGTCTATCGTGCAGGGTGCCATTATGTCCGTGCGGTCAGGGCTGCAAATCAAATCAGCCTCGATCAGGCGCAGCCGCAGAGCATACGGCCAGTGCGGATGTTCGTCGAACTGCACCACCGCAAACACATCGCCGTTCATCAGGAAACTGGTGAACGCCAGCGTCTGCAACCGCCAGAAGTTATCCATGCCAGCAGCATCGCAAAGGGTGCTGTCCGCCCAAAGTTCAAATTCGCGGGAGATCTGCGCCTGCAATCTGTCTGCCTGTTCCTCGTTCAAGTGCAGATAGTCCGCGTCCACCTGCGGGGTCGGCACAAGGCCGCTGCCCACCACGTTGGTGCGCAGGGTCTTGATGGCACCCGTTGCCAGAGGGATGCCCATATAAGCATCCCGGCTCCGTTTGCGCAGAATATCAAGATTATCTTCGATATCCTCTTTTGCGCTGCCGCCGCCAACGTGCCAGCTGCGCATAGCGCGGGAAATGCGGCTTGCTCCGTAGTTTCCGTAGCCGGTGCCGTTGTTCATGACGGACAGTGCGGCGCGTGCCACAGCGCGGCGATACCCTTTTTCAGGGCTGATTGCCGCAATGGCTTTATCCAGAATATTTGCCATGTAGTCCACCGTCCTTACACATCATGCGGCGAGAAGTGGTAGATTCGGTTTCTGCCCCGGCCTTTTTCTTCTGCTTCCGCTTCGGCTACTTTCTTTTCCCAGAAGATAATGCTCTCCCGGATCTGTTTCAAACTGGCACGGGTCAGCATCATCTGTTCGATCTGGTAGCTTTGCCCTGTCGAAACAGCAGCTTCTGCTTCCATCCACATATCAAGATGCCGCTGCGCGGCTTCTTTTGAGATGATCGGCATTGTTTAGATACCTCCTGATCTTCTTCTGCGGTACTGGCGCGGTGCGGTCTGGCGTGGTGCTTCCTCTCCGGGGATCTCCAAACCGGGGGGATTGCTGATTTCCAGCGCCGCCGTTGCGTAATTCCGAACGTCAAACGCTTCGTTACGTTTCTGTGCCGGGTCTTTCAGCTCCCACCGCTCCACCTTGCGGCCAGACTTCCAGCGTGTGACCTTGTGCTCCGCAGTAAGCATCTTGAAATAGTTTTCGTCATACCCGGCATCCTCTGCCGCCGGGAAGTGGCAGTAGTTCGGGCCTTTGATAAGCACCTTCAACCGGGCAAGGACATGGTTCTTGCCGGTATCAACGCCCAGCGTAAACAGCTCGCCGCCTACGCGGTTGTTCTTTGTGGGGTTGCGCAGGTATGGCACATCCATACCGCCACGGCCTTTGATGGGCCAGATGTGCCGTTCCTCGCGCTCTTTGCAGAACCGTATGACCTGATCCGGGAAGTGGCCGCCGCTGTCCATGCAGACACACCGCAGGGACAGTTCCGTGCCGTCCTTCTTTTTCCAAGTCTTTGATAGGAAATCGTCCAGATCTGCCCAGACCTGCCCACGTTTCAGGTCGCCGTAGATGCGCTGATACCGGATGCCCCAGCTTTCCTTGCCGATGCCCCAGCCCACGACTTCCGCCTCAAAGCGGTTGTCCTGCGTATCGACACCGGCTGTCAGGTACACCACGCCGTCCGGCACTTCGGCCTCGTAGAACTCTCGGCGATCCAGCAGGTTGTTTGCTTCCACCGTTTCGCCCGGTTCTTCCCACGGCAAGCCAAGGTCAGTGTTCACAAAGACCTGCATCTTCTCGTAGTCGCCGCGCTGTGCATCCAAGTCAGCAGCAATGAAGTCCTCCACGATCTTGTCCCACCCGCAGAGGGTGGAGCCGATCTTGTTCATGTGGAAGCCCCGCACAGACCGTTCCGGGTGTTCTGCGTGCCACTTTCCTTGCAGGCTGTTCTTCTTCCAGCGGTATTCGTTGTCAAGGCAGCCACACTCGGCGCAACGGTATTGCACGCCGCCTTCCGGCCACTTTTCCTTGTCGAACACCATGTTGTCCCAGACAAAGGGCTGATAAAAGCCGCAGTTCGGGCAAGGCACCGTCCATTCCTCTTGGGTGGATGCGTTGAACTCGTCCAAAATGCGGCTGTTGTTTTTGTCGGTGGGGGTAGACACCAGCACCGTCTTGTAATCCCAGTAGGTCGTTTGACGCTGTTCGGCCAGCATGACCGGGTCGCCTTCTTTGCCGGCGCTTGCCTTGTAAGCGTCTACCTCGTCCGCCAGCAGCACCTTGATGGGGCGGCCGCGCAGATCGGTCGGGGCGTTTGCGCCAACGATGGTGAGCTGACCACCGGCAAAGTTCTTTTTCATGATGGTGTTGCCAGAGTAGCGGCTCTTGTTATCCACAAGGCCCCGAAGCACCGGAGTGTCCCGGATCATGGTAGCCAGACGGTCTTTGCTGAAACTCTCGCCCAGGTTCACCGTGGGCTGCACAATCATGATGGGGGCCGGGTAATAGCTCATGTAGTACCCGATGGTGTTCAGGATCAGCCCGTCCGTCTTGCCGGACTGGGCACACATCATGGCAACCACCTTGCGGATGTGAACATCCCCGATGGCATCCATGATCTCCCGCTGGAAGGGTGCATTGTCCGTATTCCAGCGGCCCTGCGCTGCGGATGCTTCCGCCGACAAGCGGCGGTAGCTATCTGCCCACTGGCTAAGGGTCAGGTTCGGGGGCGGCTTCAGCGCACCCAGCGCTCGGCTGAACATCTGTGCAGTCTGCGGTTCCAGGTGGATCATCGCCATTGCTGCCGCCGCCTTTCTTCACACAGCCGCCGAACGGGCAGAACTGCTGGATCTCATTCAGCCGGGTTCCCCAGACACAACCCCGGCATTTATTCTTCCTGCTCATCTTTGGGTTCCTCCCCCGCTGGTGCTGCCAGCGCAATTTCGGGGTCACTCAATTCCACAAGTGCTTCCTGCACTGCTTTTTGCAGAATATCGTGGGCTTCCGCCGGGTCGGTCAGCTGGGCCATGGTACTTGCGTACTTAGTCGGGATGGTTTCCAGCCGGTTCTTGAAATTTGCAAAGATGGTTTTCAGGGCGCGTTCTACGTCCTCGGTGCGGTGCAGGTCGCCTTGGGCTTCCTCCATCCGCATTTTCTCGATCTTGCCGCGGGTTTCCTCCCGCTCGGCACGGGCAGCAACAAGGCGGGCTTGATCGTCTTTGTTGCCGATCTTGAAGTTCAGGTATTGCCGGACACAGACCTTCATGTCAAAGACACCGGGCCGGACTTCGGACAGCACGCCCTGATCCCGCAGGTTCCGCACCTGACGGTCAGTGATACCCAGCCATTCGCCAACGGCCTTACTCGTGTACAGCATCTTTGTCACCGTCCCCCGGCTCTCCGATTTCGCCGGTCGCCCGGATGCGCAGCAGTTCAAGCCGCTGCTGTTCGGTTTCCAGGTGCAGCTTGTCCATTTCGTTTTTCTGCATCTGGGCCGCCGCAGACAGGATGCGGCCATGAATTTTGTTCAAGGCTTCCTGCAGCTGCAAGATACGCTGTGCCGGGGTCTCCTTCTGATACATACCGATCTGCTGGTTTGCGCCGTCCCGCTTCCGCTTGCCACGTCCGCCGGGTACTCGCATATCCATGACGCTAGATGTAATCATCTGGTCAGGCGGTAAAGCCTGATACTCTTTTATCTTGTCCAGAATGTACTTTTCCCGGAGCAGCAGTACACCGATTTCGTGGGATGTCAGCTCGGTGCTGTTCCGGGGCGCATTCTCTACGATCTGTTTTTCTTCCGGGGTGAGCTTGTCAAAGAAGATGGTCGCATAGGCTCCATCCTTCATTGCATTCTCATTCCCGACAGGTGCCCCGCCGCCGGGGTTGCCCACGGCGTTTTTGTTTCCCGGCTGTCCGCCGGGCTTCCGGGGTGCGGGCGGACCCCACCCGTCCTTTGCCTTCCAGCGGCGGACCGTATCATATTTAAGATGGAGATCGTCCGCCAGCTGTCGAAGATTCACTTCTCCGTCCTTCTCCATCCGGGCAATGTACTCAGCGCGGGCGGCATCGCGCTCATCGCTTCGCCTTGCCAT